ATTCGTGGTGAAGACGTACCCACTCCATTACGGCTTGAGCACCAGAAGGAGTAATGGGATCGTAAAGGGTCATTGAAATATCAGACCACTTAGATTTTCCTTTTACTTTTCTGTATACGTTAATATGGTTTAAGGTAATTTCCTCACTAGTCACTTCAATTCCGGTTACACCTTTGATGAAGTATGAAGGAATACCGTCCACATACATTATAAATCTATTCGCTACTTTGGGTTCAAAGGCGGTGAAGAAGATTTCGTTTGGATTTAATACTGCCATGTTATATTATGTTTATCAGTTATAAATATCTATTAAGCTGGGAATGTAGCTCCTGTAGGTGTTAAGTTGAAATCTAAGTAGATGAATTCAGCAGTCTTGGTAGGCTGTAAGTAAATCTGACCTACTAACTGGTTTCTGTCGATTACATCAGCAGTGTTGTTAGAGTCATCCATTACTACTTTGAAAGCAAAGAGGCCTTGACGCTGTTGTACTGAAGTCAAATAAGGATTAACTTGAGACAAGAAGCTGTTTCTGGTTGCGATGGTGTTCTGTTCGAATACTAAGTTGTCAGCAATTTGAGAAATGTAATCTTTAACTGTGATCAACAATCTTCTAACATTTACCCGATCCAAAGCAGAAGCTTTCTTCTGTAATGTCTTCTGACCGAATACTACAACACCTTGGTTAGGGAAAGTAGCGATTGGGTTAACATTACCCTGGTATAAAGTATCTCTGTCACCTTGAGTCAATTTTCTTTCAGCTCTTACTACTGTAGATAATCCACCTCTGTTAAATCCAGCAGGTGCAAACCAAGCCTCAGTTGAGTTATCGTTGAATGCATATACTGCAGGGATCAAAGTAGAAGCAGGAGCCCAAACAGTATTTCCTGAATCAGGATCAGCAGTCTGTACCCAAGGCCAGTAAGTTGCACCGTATGAAGTATCCATTGCTAATGCTTGAGAGGTTACTGTGTTTAAAGCAGTTCCGTAGGGTACCATATCAACTACTGCGATATTGTCACCTCTGTCTTGTGCATTAGTTACTACTGTAGAGATTTGAGAAGCAGCACTTACTCTGTTCAAACCTGGCATTGAAATTACATTATACTGATATTCGTCAGCATTAGCAAGCAAGTTTAACATTACTGTGTAGTCACTACCTGTAACACCTTGAGAATCTGCGTTAGCAGTCAAACCAGCTAATTCGTAGAATTTACCATCTCTCTGAGTGAAAGGAGTACCTACTGCACCGTTGAATGTACCTGAACAAGCTGTTGGAATAGATCCGGTAAATTGAGCCTTAGCAGTTCCTGTGTTATCAAAGTAGTTTGGAGTTTGGTAGTTAACAGCTTTTACTCTTACGTAAGCAGATGCATTGTTATATGATCCAGAAGTTTGGATGTAGTAAGTAGATCCGTCTGTTGCAATTGTTTCAGTTTGATCACCGATTACTCTTGAAATGTAATTAGAAGCTTTAGGATCTAATGATAAGTTAGTCCATGTTTCCAAAACAACTTTAGAGTTTGCAGTATCGTCACCTTTTCTAATCAACAAAGAGAAAGTTCCTGATGAAGTATTAGGAGAAACAACTTCCCATCTGATATTATCAGAAGAACCTGTTGCTAATGCACCACCTGTCAATTCAGTAGTACCGGTGTTCATAATAGTTCCTTTAGATAAAGTCTCTAATACGAAAGGAGATAAACCTGTAGTAGGTCCACCTGATCCAGTAGTTACTGTTGAAGATGAAGCGGCTGTATAAGTACCGTTTGTAACTCTACCTACTAGCAAAGAATCACCGCCGTTCTGGAAGTAATTATAAGCTGCTATTGAGGTAAAATAGGTATAAAAGTCTGAACCTGATTGTATTAAGGTTCCAAATTTGTTCTGGTATTGTGAGTAAGAGGTAACAACGGTCGGTACTGTCGGGCCTTTTGCTGTAGGTCCTAAGATGGCTGCTCCGGCCTGAATAGGCTGGGCGGTCAAGAACGACTGATCGTTTTCTCTTGCTAAAACACCAGGTGATAATAAAGTTTCTGCCATTTTATTTTAGTTTGTTAGATAGTTCTAATATAAATAGTAATTAGACCTTCAAAAAGTTATTGAATGTCGTTGATATCACTCACCACTTCGGTAGTGAAATTCACTCTGCCTTTGGAGAAAAACTTCTTAGTTGACACTAATTCTTTGTTAATTACGGCAGGTATTATATACCCGTACATCTTAATGTTGAAAGTTGTCTTAATCAAACGTTCTTCTCCTTGATTCACTGTTGTGTTATCAGTAAAAGAATCTATTCTTGCACGGAATTTAAATCTGTTAGGATCTCCCCAATAAGAATCTGAAGCGTAATTAATTCCTTCAACGATTGAGTTCATCTGCTCTACATAATAAGTCCAGATAACGCATTCATAATTCAAAGTAACATAATCCGGAATAACCACTGCTTGGTAAGCAGTTACGGGCTTTCTATTATTTAGTAAGTCAAAATTGGAGTATGCATTACCTTTTTGGTAGGTTTTACCTGCAATTGCATAATTACTTGGATTATTTGCATCTAACTTATTTCCAACTACGTAAGATTTGTCTAAAGATGTTCTTTTAAACATAATGATAGGACACATAATCTTATCATTTTTATCTCTGTAGTAACCGTCTTTCTGAACTGCTTTCCATCTCTCAGGATTTCCGTAAACGATTGGTACCGGAATTACGGTTCCGTTCTGGTATACTTGCGGTTTAATTACGTTATCGAAGTAGTAAGCAATAGTCTCGTCTATATCTCCGATTCCGACAGTGTATTCTTTTGACGTATCTCCTTTTGCTGAGATCTGTTCTGCACGGTAGGTCTTAGCTGTTGCTGGATTATTCTGATTTGCAAATACCGGTAACGGTACTACTGCATCATTTGGGTTATCCAATAATGGAGTCTGTTGGGAGATAGAAATTTCCCTTTGATTCTTTGGTACCGGTTTTCTAATCTTGTCTGCCATTACATTCTTTCTTTGGTTATACCTAGTTTGTCTGCAGGTTCAAGGTGAGTTGAACAAACGATACTGATTGATGATCCGAATTGATTCAGCCCTTCAGAATACGAGTATTCCGGTATCTTTCCTACAAAGTACTGGTTATCAACTACCCCATCTACTTCATAATAGTTTTCATACCAAAAAATAACGTCTCCAACTTCTGGAAGTATCTGAAGGTCTTTTAAGTCTTCTAAAAAGAATGCAAATGAAACTGTTCTATTTAAATCTGGTCCGAAACCGTCAGCTGCCGACCAGGTTTGATCTCCTCTAGTCACTAGACAGTTTAATAAGGCTGGTTCACTAAAAAATTTGTCAGTGGCTTCACCGTACATATTGGTTGTAGAAGCTCCTAAGGTCACTTTATAATAACCTACCTGTTGAGTTATGATGTCGGGTAATAACTCACGGTTGATACTATTGATCAATAAGACGTCTCTTCTACTTCCAAATAAAGCCATTTAGATCTCCTCAATTTTTTGTAGTTGTTTGGTACTATATTTGAATTTCTTTAAAGTAGGGATAGTTTTTAATGCCTCATTTTTAATTAATTCAAAGGTTTCCTGCCCGGGTTTTAAGGTAACTACTTTTAATTGAAGCAGTCCTCTTGGGTTTAGATCCTCTTTATCTGTTTTATTATTTACAACAGTAACATAACGTAAACCTCTGATTAGCTGAGCGATATCAGTAACGTTGGTTTCATCAGAGAATTCAACATACACTAAATTCTGGTACATTGAATAGGTTACTTCGTTTAGTAGGTCTTTTAATTTCATTATCCTATGAATATTGGTTGGGGAACCAGGTTTAATTCTTTTTGTTTATAATCAGCTTCTAATGATCTTCTCTCAAGTAGCTTCTCTCTTGAAGTTTCTTCTAAGTAAGCTCTTAATCTATCTAATAGCAAGTTCTTTTCTGAGGTAGCTGCTGTGATTAGGTCGGCTGAATTTAGAGTAACTTCGGCTCCCGGGATCGGTAGTGTTCCGTACTTTCCTCTAACGTATCCAAGCATCTCTTTTGCTAATGCTAAAGTATATTCAAAAATCCACTGTCTTCCAATAGAATTAATTTGAATGTATTTTGGGTTCGCATAAGGAACATTGGAAACGTTTGAAACTAATCCTGACGAATTTGCCATTATAGGATTGTTTCTTTCTGAGTTTTTAATATATTCGAAAAACATTCGACCTTCATCCACGGTTGGGATTGGGAAAAGCCTTAATCTGTTATTCACTAATTCAAATGAGTATTGAGACTTTCTGATTTGATCGTTAAACTCAATAGCTTGTATCTTCTGAAGATCGTAATTGATTGGCATCAGAAGGAAGTTAATTGCCGGGGAGTAGTTACCCCATCCGAATGTATCTAAGAGGTTCATCATACCCGTTCCTGTTCCTGCATAAGGATCAAAGTAACGAACGATGGCCGGGGGTGATTCGTAGAATACCCTTTTAATCTCGATTGTGTCGCCGGCTGCTAATGATGCAGAAGCAGCAGCCCATGCATTCATGTCGTAATCCTGCTGGCCGGCTTTAGTGTAAAAAGAGCCTGTATGCCAGGAAACGGTTCCACCTACTCCTGCTTCTTCTCCGTACTGGTTAGACATTCTAACAATAGCTCCGAAGTTTGGTTGAATAACTGCATTATTTAAGTTAGAACCGGTTGAAGCTCCCTCCATTGAAAGAAAATCTTGCCTTACTTTAAAAGCATAGATTTCATTTCCGTAGGTTGTTACTGCTTCTTCAAATGCTGTATAAAAGCTTCCGGGCTGTAATTCAACATCAACTAGTGGGAATCCTAATCTCCTTGCACAGAAATCCGCTACTTTATCAGCATCTGTCTGAAACTGATAATCATAGTCGTAAAAACCGAATGGAGTATCTCCGGGAAAGAAAGATGAGGAACCGGGCCAGATTTGAGCGTTAGCCATATACTAATAAATAGTATAGACTTAAATGTAAGTAGCTACAAAGGTAAAATCGGTACTTGCGAGGGTGCTTTCAAAAGTAATAGTGGTTGGACTGCTTAAAGTTACGCTGACTGTTGATCCTGTTTGTGAGGTTGCAATACCTAAAAATAAGTTTTGATTTAATGTCTTACCTGTCAAATCAAGAGGATTTACACTAACTACGCTAGTAAATGGAGGAGTTACTCCAGTCTTACCTGCACCTGCGAATATTTTTAACAATCCGGTAACAGATACCGCTGATCCGCTCGGGACGTAGTAGCTTGATACTAGATCGGCAGCGGTTGCGGTAGCAGAAATACTTGCAGTAGCAGCATAAGATGCAGAGGTTGCTGTACCTGTAACGTTTCCTGTTACACTACCGGATAGTGATCCTGTGATTGATACAAACCTGCCAATAGACCCGGAAACTGTTAATCCTCCTAACCCGCCTAAAACGTTGGTTGATGGATTATAATATGGACCGTTTGTTCCATCAGCTGCTAATTGGTAGTAATCATTTAAGACACCAACGCTATTCTTAAATACTAAGGTATAGTTTATATCTGTTGAAGCATTACTGGCAACATAAACAGCGCTTGATGAATTAGCATTTAATGCATTAGTTGCCCATGATGCTGTTGCATATAAAGGACCAATAATTCTATAAGAACCGGAAGTTACTAAGTCGTATGCTTGAGAACCTGACAATGCATCCACGAATTGATTTACGTGAACTGCTTGGATGGTTTGCCCGGTTTGGATTTGAGCTAAATAATTTACTGCGTTTGCCATTTACGTATAAATATTATAAATTAAACCTTCCTTTGGTTGCGTTGTAGTTTTGTAGGATTTCTTGGGCTGATAGTACTCTATTATATACCTGTGTTATTGGTATATTTCCTTTAAAATAAAAAAGTGTTCCAACACCACTTCTTGCTCCTAATCCAATTCTAAAAGGAAAAGAATTTAATATTGAAGTAGGTCTAGTTCCTAGAAATTCATAAGTACCCGACTGTTGAACTCCGTTTAAGAACATTTTCATAGTATGAGAAGAATCCCACTGGTATATTTGATAAAACCAACTTCCTGTTGTGAAAGTGGGGGTAACATTATAATAATTATCAAAATCATTAGCTCCAACCCCGTAAACTGTAAAAAAACTTTTACCTGATTCTACAGAATATTGATTATGAGCACTAAATCTATCAGAACCTAATGGCTGTTGGGACATAGCATAGTTGATATTAGTATCAGTATTATACAACCACATTCCTATAGTAAACGCAGTTGCGTTTTGTAATGAAGCAGAACATATAACTAAATCATCCACCCCATCAAACACAATTGAACCTAAGGACCCAGTATTAAACGTAGGTCCATTTGTTAAAGTACCATTATTACCTCTACCGGATTTATCAAACCAGGTAGTACCCGAACCCGGGTAAGATTTTCTATTACCGGCATCAAGGTATAATACCAAGCCGTCATCTATTATATTTGGTCCTCCGAATGCTGACATAGTGTTTTAGATTCCGTATCTGCCTCTTAGGGCGTTAAAGTTTTGGGTGACTTCTTGGGCTGAGAGGGCACGGTTGTATAGCTGTACTGTGGCTATATTACCATTTAAATAATAAGGTCCATCGTAAGTAGGTTGAGCCGGGTAGTGTATTGAACCTACACGAACTGAACTTGTATTAGAAGAATACAGTATAGCTCCTTTAGGGGAAGCATTCCAATAATTTGAACCTACGTTAATTCCATCTACATAAAAATTTATTGTCGGTAAAGATGTGTTTAAATTATTAGCAGTCACACAAACATAATGATGATTTGTATCTACTATAACATTTCCGTTAGAACCGTAAACATTCCACCCCCATTCCGATTGCCCAAATTGAAGTCTTAATGATTTTCCTAAGAGATCAAAACCAGTGTCCTTATACCAGTAGAAAGAATATCCTTGAGTATTAATTCCTAAATTAATATTTGGTGCGGCAAATATTGGTTGGATTGTTTGGGAAGTATTTCCTAATTTAACAAAAGAAGATATAGTGAACTGTGTTCCTAAGTTTAATAAGGAGGCATAGGGTTCAGTTACATAATCATCCACCCCATCAAACACAATACTGGCCTGTTTTCCAATCCCGGAAAATGTAGGTCCATTAGTTAATGTACCGTTGTTATTATTTCCTGATATGTCTCTCCATGTAGTACCTGTACCCGGGTATGAATCTGTTTTGGCGGCATCTAGGTTTAGTACTAGTCCGTTTGTTACTATTCCTCCGGTATAATTGTATCGTGTTGCCATAGTTGTGTGTTAAAGGCCAAAGCGGCCTTTGGTTGCGTTGTAGTTTTGTAGGATTTCTGAGGCTGTTAATACTTTATTATATGCTGTAAAAGAAAACATTCTGCCAGTGTAGTAAATATCATTAGTGAGTCTACCGCTAATTAAAGTATTTGCAGTATTACTTATATTTTGAGTTAATCCATCTCTTGTTATAATATTATTTGTTGTTTTAACTCCATTAATGTAAAAAGAAACTCCACTTGTATTAGAAGTTCCACTGTATGTTATCGAGATAAAATACCAATTGTTTATCAGTAAACTGTTAGAAGATGCTATTGATACAACAAAATCGTTTGTTATTAATGTATTTCTTAAAGCTAAACTAATTAATCCATTACCGCCTACACCTATTCCTATGGTCCATCCTTTATCAGAAGTATCATATTTAGAAGCAATTGCTCCATTCGATAAAAACGATGTTGGGTATATCCAAAAACAAAAAGAAAAACTACTTGTTCTTTCAAAATTTAAACTTGAAGCATTACCGCAATTTACATAATCATCCACCCCATCAAACACAATCGATCCACCATTCCCCGAACTAAAAGTAGGTCCGTTAACTAAAGTCCCATTATTCTGGTTAACCTTAGAAATATCCTTCCAAGTAGTTCCTGTACCTTGATAAGAATTAGGTGACCCGGCATCTAAATATAATACCAGACCATCTCTAACTATATTAGGTCCTCGCCAACCGTGGTTTAAACCCATATTAAATACCTCCCATCCCGTATGGTAGATTTGGATCAGTCCATTCTGGTGTAGCAAGGATTGCTAAAATTTCCTCATAAGTATAAGGTCCTTCTTTTGTAGTAAGGTTAGCAACACAATCCGGAGTAGTACCGTCCCATTTTACAAAAGTCTTAGTTTGATCTACTGATTTTCTCACAGTATCGATTGATGTTTCACATACTTGAGTAAAGTCAATTTGATCTAATTCAGTTACTGAGAAGATCATAAACTCTCTGTTTTCATAGTCTTGTAATTGTTCCATAATTTTTTATTCTATTTTATTGGTTTTAAGTAATCTGCATATAACTGGCTACCGCAGATAAACTGCCTGTAAAGATCCCTGTTAAAGGATTGGAACCAGTTAAGAACACAAATATACTATCCCCTTGCTCTAAAACCAAGTTATCCGCAATAACATTTAAGGAAGCGAATGCAGGGATTGCACCAAAGGTAATTAGATTGTGGGTGGCTGTTGATCCTGATTTGATTAGGTTTACTGTTGTGTTTACTGTGTAACCTTGGGTAACAGAGTTATTAGCTATTTGACAGCTTTTTACTATAATGGTTGAGGAGGTAGGACAGGTTAATAATGAACCTGAGGCAGCATATGAACCTGTTGCTATTGAGCTTGAAACAGCTGCTGATAGATTTAGTCCTGTATTTTTATATGTATTTGGCATAATTTAGAATGGAAATGGTGTTGGTGGTGGTGGGATGTATTCACCTTGTGGCAAATCAAAAAGCCACATATATTCGGAATCTTTAAAAGTCTCTCTGTCTTGCTCGTTGCCGAAAAAGAACCAAACATCGTTAATGTCTTGAACGCAATTAATAAAGCAGTAAGGGTTAATAAATACGCCTTGCACTTGCGTTGCTTGTTCGTGTGTTAAAATATATCCTATCATACTTGACGGCTTAAACTTGTTTGAAATGTTTGTACGGCAGTGTAAAAATTAGATGCTTCGGTGTCGGTTAATCCGTCACCGATACTAAAAAAACTTGTAGTCGTATTTGTTGGAAACACCAATGACCCAAAATCATTTCTACCACCTAACCAAACGCTATAGCCCAAATAATCATAATCATTTGCAGTTGTATAATCATCTGTTTTAGAATCAAATAAACTTCCGTTTCTAAACAATTTTTTAACAGCACTCCCATTTCTATTCAAAATATAATTTCCTGATGCTAAACTTGATGCCATTTGCTGGTCTAAAACGAATGTATTAATGTAATTATAACCTAAATTTAAAAACATACCTACACCATTAATTGCATTATCATAGGAAACTCCAAAGTCACAGCTGGTTCCACTTTGAACAGATTGTTTATAAATGCCATAACTTTGAGATAAGTAATTTAATTGCTCACTAATTACAAAATTTGTATCCATATACGCACTTGTTCCATCACCCGTAACTCCCGTACTTGCAAAAGTCCAACCTGCAGTAAATGCACCCGTAAAACTTGAACTCTTTAAATTTTGCGCACACGCTGCTGCACTTGCTCCAACCATTGGGTAAATTGCTTTCATAAGTGTCCAAATACCGTATGATTTTAAATCACGTACTAGTTGAGTAACTGCAAATTGTTCTGTATCTGATAGTGTACCACCTGCTGTAACTACTCGTTGAAAAAAGGCTTGTGCATCAGGATCTCCCTCTAACACAGGTAAAAATCTCCCAGCTTTTCTCTCTAAAAAATACTTATCATACCCAACCACACCATTTGTAGTTGTTCTTTGATCAGAACCTATGTAACCACTATTTAAACCTAGTTTACCCATTGTTATATATTATAAATATTAAGACATAAACCAAATTAAAGCCGGATCAATTGTTTGACCTTGGGTAACGAGAGATCCTGTTACATTAGCCACTGAACCTGAGATTATTAAAGCCGGATTACCGTAGGTACCCATTACGACTCTGTCGTCAGAGAATACTTCAAGGATTGGTAATCCTGATACGTCATTTACTGACATTAGAGAACCTGTTAGAGAATCTACTACGGAAAATAATTGTCCTTGTGAGCCTTGAATGTCTAGTACGGAAGATCCTGACTTGTATACTATTAAGGCTGAACCGCTAGTTGAGAATGAAGATGAGATTGATACTGATCCTGTAACTGCGTGTGAATCCGTGGTTGCATTTCCGATCTTTACTCCGGTTTGGTTTACTTGGAATTCGACTGTGGATCCTGTTACGACTGTGAGTGAGCCTGTGACTGTTAATGATCCTGAGAAGGAGGCTGGTGAGGTGGATATTACTGATCCGCTAACTATTAGATTTCCGCGGGATATGATCCCGTTCCTGGCTATAAATTCGTTTGGCATAAGTTTTACCTCGTCACTTTCGGAGGTCTATAATAAATATAGATTAAAGACCGAATCTTGCTTTGGTGGCGTTGTAGTTCTGGAGTACTTCTGAGGCTGTTAAGGCTCGGTTGTACATTTGAATACCGGAGTAACTTCCTGATATAAATGCGGCTGGGATTTCAGGTACAGCTCCTGCTGCCCAGTTTGAACCTGTTACTGAAACATCAGCTAATGTTCGAGTTCCAAAATCATATACAATACTAACTGACTGAGAAACAGCATTTACATACAGTACAATAGATCCAGAAGTTCTTGTAAGGGTAATATTTTTCCAGTTCCCATCTATAATATCATTAGTAGTATTAGCTACAACACCACCATTAGGAGTAAAACCAACAGGTCCAGACCATAGAGCAAAACATATTTTCTTACTAGGACTAGCGGTAAAACCACCTCCAAAAACAGAGAGTGTTCCTACACGTATTGTCACCATATTAAAAGGATTAACCGTCTGTCTTTTTACTAGGATAACACTAGCACTACTGGTATTTGCCGGATTAATCCAAACATTCAAAGTAAAACTCCCTGTTCCAAATTGTAGAGAAGAATTGTTTCCTAAACCTACATAATCATCCGCCCCATCCAAAACAATTGAACCGGCATTCGTAGAACTAAAAGTTGGTCCGTTAACTAAAGAACCTGTGTTATTATTTCCTGATAAATCATTCCAGGTAGTTGATCCTGAAGTATAAGATAGGTAGTTAGCTGCATCTAAATACAGTACTAATCCATTAGTTACAATATTACCCGGTCCTCCGTTTAGTGTGCTCATATTCCGTATCTGCCTCTTAGGGCGTTAAAGTTTTGGGTGATTTCTGTTGCTGAAAGTGCTCGGTTGTATATCTGGGTAGATGCTATATTACCTAATAAATAACCATCGTTAGGACCAATTCTTGCACCTATAGCACCTGCCTGAGAGTTTAATACTGTACTTGATAGATTATCTTGTGCTACTGAATTAGAAATGATTTCTGAGTTTATATAAAAATTAACACCGTTTGGAGAGGATGTACCGTTATATGTTACTGTAATATTATACCATGTGTTAATTGTAATTGGTGATGAGGCAGTTCTTACGATTATGCCATTAGTTGTGGATGTATTTCTTAAAATAAA